GGCTGGACGGGCTTACCTACTACGGCGACCGCTGCACCACTCCCCAAGCCCTGAAGTGGCCCCGTGAAGAGTTCACAGTGGACGGCGTGGACCTCGCCTGCACATTGATCCCAACACCCATCAAAAACGCCACCTACGAGCTGGCACGGGCCTTAGCAAACGACACCAGCGCCATCATCAACTCCACTGGCACGGGCCTCTACGAACAAGTTGAACTGGGCGACCTCAAGGTCAAGTACAACAAAAGCAGCCAGGCTGCTGGCACGATCAACAACGTTTTCGACGTCTACCCCTGGCTCCAGGCATACCTTGGCCCCTACTGCCAAGGTGGCTCTGGAAACTACCAAGTCCCCCTAGTGAGAGGTTAATATGTCACAAATTGACTCCACTTTTGCTGGCATTCCAGCGCCACTACTGGCCAAGTGGGGCCATACCATCACCTACATCAAAACCAACTCCGCCCGCGCCTACAACCCGACAACTGGAGCAATTACTGGCACAGATACGAACGTGTCACTAAAAGCGGTAATAAGTCGCGTAAATCCCCGCGAATATGAAGGTTTATATCAAGCCACCGACATCAAGGTGATCATGGGCACCGAAGAACTTGGCAGCTACTACCCAAGCGAAAGAGATCGTATTCAGTATCTGCAAGATGGCGTAACACGTGAGGCCAAGATCATCAGTATCACCAGTTATCGCGGCGAAACCCCAATCCTTCACACCGTCATTGCGAGGCCCCAGTAATGGGAAGACCTTTTTCAAAATTACTCGGTGACATGAAAGCCATCGTCACAAACTCTGCGCGTCACGCGGCAGTGGAGATGATGAACGACCTTGTTACAGCAGGCCCCGGTTACAGCGGTCAATTCTCGTCCGCCTGGTACGCAGTGCTACCCGGCCAAGCACCCGGAGGTCCGCGATCAACAGGAGGCAGACTCTATAAATACGACATGCGTAATGTTCCCATTACACGATTCAAATCTGGTGTTTATTACGAAATTGTGAATGGTGCTGATTATGCTCCGCAGGCTTTAGATCTAGAACCAGGATTTTTTATTGGTCAGGAAGAAGATCCCATCAAAACTCCTGTGACTGGTGGACGCGGCCAGGGCTCTCGTACAGGCAGCTACAGATATAACGTCACTTCAGGTGACGGCGACGCTTTCAGTACAGCTCCAAAAGATTGGTATGTCACATACACCCAAGGTGGAATGCTACAACGCAGCCTGGGTAACGGTGTCAAAATAGGTTTCAGAGAGGGTCCAAAAGGATCTACTACAGCCTCAGGTGAAGGTTTCGCATGAACTACCAAGCCATCCGCGCTGCAGTCGAAAACCCACTTCTAACCGCATTCGGTGCGTTGACACCTGCAGTGCCAGTTTATTTTGACAACATCACAGCTGCGCCACCCAATACAACTACTGAGTACGTCCGCGTAAACGTTACTTTTGGTCTAACCAATGATCCTACGCTTACAAGCAGTGTAGATAATGCCCGTGGTGCAATCATCATCCGCATTTTTACGGAAAAAGGTAGAGGCCCTGCCCGTAACCAAACCCTACTAACCACAGCTGTAAACGTGCTGGAAACGCTTAACAACACAGGTAAAACTGCAACCGGCGTATTTTTCCGCGTTGGATCGTTAAATGGACCTACATTTTCAGCTACAGAAGATGCGCCTCTCTTTATGGGGCGCGTCGATACATCATTTACTGCCACGGTTTTAACATAGGTTAGATACGCGCTAACCTATTAGAAGCCGGGCAGTGCCCGCCCCACTGCTCATCCTGTTAGGAACATTCCCATGGCCACTACTGTTCTGACCGGCACGTCCGGTGCCCTCTACTACAAGCCCGCTGGCACCACCGCCAGCTTCGCTCCTGCTGATGTCACCACTGCTACTGGCGTCTTGAGCGTCGGTGCCTACTTCAACTTCAAAGCTGGCGATACCGTCAAATTCCGCGTCGTCAACCAAGCTGGCGGCACTGCTACTGGCACCCTGCCCTCTGGCATCACTGCTGGCACGGTCTACTACGTGAGCGGTTACACCGCATCCACCGGTGCTCTGACTGTTTCCGCCACCCTTGGCGGTTCTGTGATCACAATCACAACCCAAGGTACTGCTGTAAGCCCCAACAAATTCGAGGTTTACTACTCGGATTTCGCAGTCGTGGGTCAAGTCCGCGACTGGACCTTCGACATCAGCCGCGCTGAGATCGACGTCACCACCATCGGTCAAACACCCGGTCAGTACGTTCCCTTCAAGAACTACATTGCCGGTTTCGGTGATGGCACCGGCTCTTGCACCGTCTACATGTCGGACGATGACTTTGCCGTCTCCAACCGCATGATCGAAGACGTGCTCCAGCGCCAGCAGGGTGGTGCAGCCTTCAAGCTGTACACCAACCGCATAATTAGCAGCGGCACCACGGTGGATGAAACCAAGAGCCGCTCGATTGCGATGGATGCCATCTTGACCAGCGCCTCGATCTCGGTGGATCCTGACAACGCGCAGACCATCGCCATCAACTTCCGCCCCGCATCCACCCCCACTTTCGACTTCCTGACCTCTGCCTGATAATCAGACAGTCGGAATCTGAGCCCCAGTGTCACCGCTGGGGCTTTTTTATGGCTATTGCGCTACAGTAAAACAACACACCCGACACGTGTATGCCCGCCTCAATTCCAGCCCGCGCCATCGACCGCCTGCGCAAAGCTGCCAATCTAGAACCCAGCAAAAAGCTGGTGGAACTCAGCGATGGCAGCACATTTGAAATGTGGGTGGCACCCCTGACGATGGCTGAGCGTGAACGTGCTCAAAAGGATGCCAAGTCTGACGATGCCAACGCCTTTGCACTTCAGCTTCTGATCCAGAAAGCTTGCGATGGAAACGGATCTAAGTTGTTTAGTGCAGGTGAAGTCGATGTTTTAAAAAATGAAGTCAAAAACCGGGACTTACAGGCATTGATGCTGGCAATTATTGCTGACGATTCTGAGCCAATCGACCCAAAATCCTGAGCGCCGAACTACGGAGAGACAACTGGCTCATGCTCCAATTTGGCGTCGCCAAGGAACTGGGCCTAACGCTTCACCAAGTTCGGTCCACAATGACAGCCGAAGAACTCCTCGGCTGGAGCGCCTATTTTTGCATCCTCAACGAGGACCAGGAAAAGGCAATGGAAAAAGCCAAACGCCGTCGATAGCCACGACGGCTTTTTATTGCGTAGACTGTTGGAACGCAAGCTACATGGTCGATGGCTGATTACGACGCCAAGATACGCATAAGTGCTGACACTAAGGCAGTTGAATCCCAGTTAAATCAACTCGAACGTAGAATAAAAAATTTACAAGCTCCCGATGTAAAAGGTATCCGTAATATTGGAGAAGCTTTTGTACCTCAACAAGCTTTAGGTAAATTAGAAAAAGGTTTAAGCGCTATTGCAAGTAGAGCAAATACAGCTGAAAAAGTATTTGCCCGACTAATAGAAGGCGTTGGAACACTAAGTGTTGCAGGTACAGGACTCGAAAGTTTAAATACAGTATTAAAAGGTGTTTCTACGTACACAGGAAATACAGCTGCTAATTTTTCTGGTGCTGCTAGAAAAATTGATGAGTTTGCGGCTTCAGGCGATGCGTTACGAACTACATTTGCACAATTAAATAATTTATTTGTTGATGTTTCGCACGGCGTACAGCGTTTAGTAGTTCCTGGCTTTGCGGCCATGGATGACACAGCGCAAGCCGCAGCCAGTCAAGCTAATAAGTTGCAGTTTGAAATGCAGCGATTTTTGGATTCCACAGAAGGAATTCGCACCGCTGTAAGTCAATTTGGAACTTTAGATGGAGCTGCCGGTGTAGCAACAGCAGCACTTGCTGCTTTAGCAATTGTAGCAGAAACGCAATTAACAGATGCCTTACATGAAGTAGATACTGCAGGTGGTCTAGCACTTAGACAGCTTGCAGATGATGCAGCCAAAGGAGTAAGCGAACTACAACGTCTTATTAGGGCCACTCAAGGTACCGTAGACCAGTATGAAAAACTATTAAGTATAGGTCAACAAAGACTTCGTATTGTAAATGCGGAATCTGATGAAGCTAGACGTGCTGCAAATACAGTTACAAGAGCACAACAACTATTAAATGCTGAACTTGAACGTCAAAATGATTTACTTCGAGCTGCGCGAGGTTTACGTCCACAAAGTGTAGAAACAAAAGCAACAAATACATATAAAACTACCCAAGGAGCTAAAAAGTTTGCTGAAAATGCCGCAATAGAGTGGGCCGCTGTTGATGCTTCAATTCAACGAATTGCTTCTCAACCTGTTGATTGGACTCGGGCTCTTGGAATTGACGCTGCCGAGTTAGCAGCAGATAGAGCTAATGAACTTGCTAATCAATGGAATAAGTTAGATGCTGAAGCTCAAGCATTAGCTGCCCGTGCACCAGAAACAGCTGCAGCATTAAATAAATTTAAGTTTGAAATGTTAGCTGAAACTGCAGATGCATTTACTCGTGCTTTATTGAATCAACAGCGAACACTAGATGAATATACTGGTGCAGCTGAGCGTGCTGCAAATGCTGCTAAAGAATTTGGCTATGGAGGAACCACGCCAGCTCTTAAACCAGCGGGATTTACTGATGCTGATGTAGGTATTAAAAACCTTGCAGATGATCAAATTGCAGCCGCTAAAATAGTATCTGATTATGAACAAGAAGCACAGAAAATACTTAACTATCGTGAAATTGAAATTATTCAGCAGCAGTTAAACTTAGAACTAGATGCCAATGAAACACTGCTTGCTGATCGCAAAAGAGCAGATGATGCGTACTGGAAATCGCGTACCTCTAACTGGCAACGAGATGAAGCCAGACAGAAAAAAGCAGATGAAGCCAAAGCTGCACGAAATAAACGCTTAGAAAGTCTTGCACTCGGCGTTGGTTTTCCATTGCTGTTTGGTGGAGGAACGGGATCCATCCTTGGTTCAACAGCCGGTTCATTTATTGGAAGTGGTTTCGGAGGTCAAATTTTATTGGGAGGTCTTGGACAAAAACTTGATGAAGAACTTACAGCAGCTAAAGAGTTCAGCGCAGCTTTACGCGAAACAGGAGATGGTACTGAGTACTTAAAACGTCAGTTAGGTGGATTAAATCCTGAATTAGAAACAACAATTAAAAATTTAGCTGGTTCTGGGCAAACAGCAGAAGCTGCTGCTTTATCTATGCAAACATTAGCTACTGCTATAGGTACAGAAGAAGCAGAAGCTTTACGGCGTGCGGGTGAAAACGCTGAAACGTGGGGAAAACAAGTTTCTTTATTTTTTACAGGTTTAACAGCAAAAGCTGCAATACTTCTCAATGCTATTAACGATGTAGGAGCAGCATGGGATCGTTTTACTGGAAATGCAGATACCTCGGCAGTAGATCTATTTTTTAATACAAGTTTTGATACCAGTGGTTTAAGTGCAGAAGCTAAACGCCGTATTGAAGCCCAGCAAACAGAAAATAAATTACTGGAGGATAAACTTAATTTAACGGGTGTGCAAGAAAGTGGTGATGCAAAAGCTGTTTTAATGGCAGAGCGTAGAGTAGTTATTCAAGAAACGTATATTAAATTACAAGACCTAGAAAATCAACTTACCGATAATAAAATAACTAAGCAAGAATACAACTTAAAACTTACCGCTATTGAGTTACAGCTTAAAGATAAACTTCTTAAGCTGGGCAATGACTATCAAAAAGATGTACTTAAACAGCAAAAAGCAGCAGCAGAAGCTGCAGAAAAAGCAGCTAAAGCACAAGAAGAACAGTACAAAAAACTGCTTAATATGCAAGTCGAATTACTTAAAACATCTCTTGCTGCTGCGGATTTAGATATAGAAACTACAACTGCTTTTACAGGACAAATAGCTGCTGAAAAACAGCGTCTGAGTCAACTACAAGACCGACTGGAATTAGAATCTCGTATATTAACTATTCAACTAAATGAAAAATTAGCTTCCAGTGATATAACTGCACAAGAGCGCACACTTTTGCAATCTATTTACAATGAACAATTAAAAAATTTAGAGGCACAAGCAACAACAAAACAACGCACAGTACAACTGACTTTAGCTCAGTTAGAAGTTGCTCGTGAACTTGCAAAACTAGAAGGACCACGGCAGTTGCAAGACATAAGTCAAAAACGCAGTCAAGAACTTTTACGTTTACAGACACAATTAGGCAATCCATTTGATTCTGATAAACAAGCACAGCAAAATCTTCTTATTGATCAACAGGCTAGAGCATACGAAACGCTTGTTCCACTTCAGCGGGAGTTAGCAGATCTAGAACTAGAACGAAAGAGAACTGCAAGTTCTGCATCTACAGAAGAACTAGCAACTACAGATATGAAAATTGCTAACAAAATTGCAGCCATACAACTTGAACAGCAGTACATAAACGAACTAAACAGTACAGAACAAGCTTTGCTTAAACAGCAACAGCTTATGAGTAAATACGGTTTTATTGCGGACGAAATTTCAACTGCAATGAGTACTGCTATTACCAACGTAATTAACGGTACTGGTACAGTTCAGGAAGCTTTTAGTCAGATGTTTGCCAATATTGGTAAAGCGTTTATTGATATGGCCACTCAAATGATTGCGCAAGCATTAGTAATGAAAGCAGTTGGAATATTAACAAGTATGTTTGGTGGAAAAAGTAGTCGGGGATTAGAAAGTATAGATATGCAAGCAGTAAATAAGTATTCAACACCATTTGCTGAAGGTGGCTTTGTCACAGGTCCAACCAACGCCCTCATCGGTGAAGCTGGACAACCCGAATACGTTATCCCTGCCAGCAAGATGCGGGAAAGTATGAACCGCTATGCAGCTGGTGCGCGTGGAACCTCCGTTATCTCA